ATAGGCTTCCCGATATGTCGATATAGTCGGCGGCACTAGCTATCTCAAGGCGGGTAACTCTCACATAATCGGCGAATGTGGCTGGCGAGACAACCTCGGGTGACGATCCGCTGGTACGTGTCCAGACAGAATCAATCAGCATCGAATCGTAGGTAATCGCGCCGAATGCTTCTGTGTCCTTGGTCACGGTGATGCCGGTGCCGCCCTCGATGACCATTGTGTTATCTGTGGCGGCGACGCCTAGTACACCAGCATCGTCGCGCAAGCCCCAGATGGTATAGGTCGGATAATCTAGCGAGTCTTTTGTCCCACTTTGCCCCGCGCTGTTGATGGTGCTGAGCATGTCGGGCTCTGCGTCGCCCAGCGTGACCTTAATCGTCTCTAGCCCGTCTTCGTCAATCTGTACCTCAATGCCCGATACTAGCTGGTCAGTTTCTGTTATATCCAAATAGTCGCTAGAGAATGTTACCAGGTCGCCTAGCTCAAAGTGTGTGCGCCATTGTAGGCCCAGCGTCTCACGAAATGTAAAGGTATAGCCCTCTTTGATGTCCGTTCCGGCTTGCTGTGTAGCCAGCGTAGCGGCGTCACCGCTGGCAGAGATCCGCTCGCGATATAGCTGGTTTGTGACTGCCGTCGTATTGGTTGATTCTGATGTAAATGTGCGGTCAATGAGCGTGCTTCTCTGACCATAGCCGTCAAAGTACACACTCGCATCCATGACGTTCTCGCCCTCAGTATCGAATATGACCTCTCGCCGTGCGCCGTTGCCTCTTGATTTGTCAAGCCCGCGCCTAGGGCTCCATGTCTGATATGTTATGCCATATGGGGTGGTGCCTGAAAAGTAGAGGTCAAAGTCCACGTCGTTCTCGGCGCCGTGACTCTCTAATAGCTGATGAACGCTATAGCCTGTAGCGTCGAGCTCGATGCTTGTGCCTGACTCGCTTTTGTCGGCGGCTACAGCGACGCCATCCATAACGCGACTATTGGCGTCTGGGCTTGCTGGTGCCGTTGCTCCTAGCGTGCGCTCGACAATCCACTTGAAAGCATCATCAACAGGCAAGGAGCCGCTCTTGAGTGAATCGCCCGTAATAGGCACGCCGCCACGATCATCCAAGATCATGCCCAGAGCGACGCCTGATATTTCCCATACCTCGATATACTTTGTGTCCTGATTGAACTTGCGGCCCTTTTTCTCAATACGCCCATCAAAGACGTGTTCTGTGCCCCGCGTGACGCGGACGTACTGCACCTCGCCCGCCGTTATCTGTGTCGCGTGTAGCGAGTCTAGCGCCAGCTCAAAAGAGAAGTTGCCCTTGCCATAGATTTGATGCTGAAAGCGTGGCCGCCTGGCGTCGGCTATGTCGTCAATGACGGCACGGCCTTTGTCCAGCAGCTCTATCTTATAGTCTTCCCAGGTGTGCCCTGGCGGAAACGTCAACGCCATTATGACAAACTCCCAAAGTAGCTGTACCAGGCTATCTCAATATCGGCACCACCAGAGTCTCTGGTACATGCGACGTAGCTTGTGCCAACAGGCAGCGTAAAGAATGTGGAGCCATCGGTGCGCGCCTCTGGTGTGCCCGTACCCACGCCATGGACGTATGAGAATATCCCCTGATGGCCTGGGCGATGGTCAATAACGATTGTATCATCTGCATTGACTGATACGGCGTCTGTCGAGATATAATCGCCGTCCTCATTCGTGAACTTTGGTGTATCTACAACGCCCGTGATTGTGATAACCGGCCACGTCGGAATAGTCCCGGCGTTGGCGACTGCGATCTGTACGGTTGTGCGCGTGATGGTCACAACGTCAAAGTATCCAACGCCTGCACTAGACGGGTTTAGAAAGCGCAGCTCTGTCTCTACGCAAGCAGTTGGTATCGTAAAGTCCTCAGTAACCTCGGCGTAGGCCGCAGCGGTTACGCCCGTCTCTTTGGTCGCCACGATATTAGCGGCGTTTGTATTGTCATATACCCTGAATCTTCCGGCCACGCTCGCGTCGCCCTGGCTATAAAATGATAGGTGCCAGATTTCGGCAGGGATTGATACAATGGCCTGTGCCACCTGAGCAAGCCCGTTGGTCCATGTTAGCTTTGCAGCAGCAGATCCCGCCTGCACCGTGGCGGTGGCCTCCGTTTTGTTGCCCGCGCCGTCGTCGTTTGTCTCTGTCCAGCTCGTAAAGTCGTCGCTGGTTCCGTCGTCAAGTTCTGCCCCGCCGTTAAAGTCGCCGCCCGTACCGCCCACCTCAAATCCAGAGTTCGCCACAGTGATAGCGGCCCCGAATGCGTCATCTGCTGTTGTCTGTGACTCGGAGCGCCACCAGGGGTTAGCCGCGCGGTATATCTGCGTCACGAACCTGTTAAATGGCCCATCTTTTGCCCATGATGGTATGTCAGGAATGCAGTCTAGCACCCTCGTATTCCCGCCCGCCGTGATGCGCTTTAGCTCGCCCTCCCCCAGCATGGGATTGTGCCACTGATTCCAATTGCCGACCGCTGTTTCCAAGTTGGCCGACGAACTGGTATACAATAGGAACTGAGCCGAATACTCGCGAGGCTGAAAGGTCGTAAACCGATAGACCGTCGCGTCTGGGTTGCCCGTGCGCTCCAGTGTGTGCTTTGGGATAGGGTTATCGTCTCCACGCTCAGTATCACGAATAGCGGCCACTGTCGTGCTGGTGCCTGCGATGTAGAGCGTGTGGCTATTCCCGTCCCCGTCTGTGTAGTAGTATGAGTTAGCCATTATATCCCTTGTGCCGCGACGTGCATGTCAATAGATGATCGCTCATGGGCGGCGACTCGCGCCGATAGATCGCCAGCGTCTTGACCGTTCACGTCAACAGATAGCGTGATTCTGATGCCGTCGTTTACAAACGACATAATCGCATCTGTCAGAGGCGGCACGCTGCTGGCCAGCATCTGCATGGCGTTGGCGAATGTCTGCTCGCGCGGATCATTGATAGGACCAGCGCCCGCAATGTCCGAGACAGTGGTAGCCGTTGAGCCCGGATGTGCAATTGTAAGCTCGGCAATCATGGCCATAATCGCCTGTGCGGATTGCACGTCAATGCCGCCCGCGTCAACGATAGAGCTGATTTGAGACGCCACGGAGCCGATGCTTTCCCACATAGCCGCGATGTTCTCAAGCGTGCCTTTAGCCGCCTCGATTGCGTCGCCCCACCGTTCCTGCATTCTGCCGATGATGTCCATCACGCCCTCATTGCCCTTGCTGCCAACTAGCGCCATTTCGAGCGCCAGCATGTATTGCTTTGTCTTGTTGGCGAACGCGATAGCCCCGCCGACAGGTGGCACGACTTTGGTTAGGTCAACGCCCAGCATTTTGAAGAGGCTGCTAATATGCCCCGCCAAAACACCCGCCTCTGGCAACATCTCTTTTATCTCATCATCAAGCCCGTCTATCATCTTGGCCAATTCAACGGCCAACATCTTGAGTTGTGCGATGTACTTTGTTATGCGTCCGGCAAAGAGGCCCGACAGATCAGGCACCAACTCGGACAGGTCTGGTCCTAGCAGGTCGAAAAGCTCCTTGATGTGCCCAGCGGTTTCGCCAGCGGCCTCTACGTCGGCGCGCGTTTCTTCGTCTATCTCTTGCATCCAATTGAACAGCCTGCCCGAGACGCCCTTTAGTTGCAAGATGTAACGCTCCAAGCGAACCGCAAAAGCACCCTCGGCTGGTACGATCTTGGCCAGGTCTGGGCCAATGAGGCTGAACAAATCCTTGACCGACTTTGCCAACTCGGCGGCCTTGGCGACAGATTTGCGCACGTTGCGAGGGATGGCTTGCATCCAGTCGAATATGCGCCCTGATGTTCCTTGCAACTGAGCCAGATAAAGATCGACCCGCAAGGCAAAGGCGCCAGGCTCGGGCACGACTTTGGACAGATCAGTCCCGATAAGAACAAACAAATCTTTGACGGATTGCGCTAGGGCCGCGGCCTCTGGTAACGCAAGACGCGCTTCGTCGCCAATGTCCATCATCCAATCAAAGAGGCGCCCCGTCGTGCCCTTTAGTTGACCGATATACAAATCGACCCGCTGGGCATAGTTGCCCATAGCAGGTACGGATTTGGATAGATCGACGCCGATCAATTGGAACAAACCCGAGATAGCACCGGCAATCTCGGCGGCCTCTGGTAGCGCCTCTTTTGCTTCGTCGCTGATTTCGGCTATCCAGTCGAACAGCCTGCCCGTTGTGCCTTTTAGCTGATTCAGATAGCGGTCGAGATTGTCAGCAAACGCGCCTTTCGCTGGCGCCACGTTGGCAAGGTCCATATTGAGCATGTCAAACAAATCTCGCAACGGCTGGAGATACTTCTTGATTGATTCTAGCTTGCTCTTGGCGTCACCGTCTAGCCATGAGTACACCTGCTTGACGCCCTCGCGGAATACCTTGCCCAACTTGGCGAATCCACGGCGCCAGCCAGGGGGCAAGGCAAACTCGGCTAGATTGCCAACGCTATTGATCATGGCCTCGATAGCCGTGTCAATATCGCGCGCAACGTCGGCCAGCGCCCGCGTCGCTGATTCACTAGCACCTTTAGCGCCGATGGCCATTGATTCGCCGAGGCCGGTAAAGGCGGCGGCGCCTGCGCCCGCCATTTGTTCTTTGAGTGCGTTCATCTGAGTCTTGTATTCGTTATTTAGCGCGGACAAGTGCGCGGATGCGTCGCCTTCCTGTTCTGCGAACATAGCATTAATGGCATTGATCATGCCTGCGGTAGAGGTAATGGACCCTTCCGCAATCTGGCGGTCAATCTCGGCCTTTTTCATGCCATAGCTAACTTCGTTCATTAGCCTCTGACTTGCGCCAGCCAACTCCATCTGGGTAATCAGCTCTTCGCCCGTGACTGTGATGTCGTGCCTCTGATTGTATTCGTCGATTAGCAACATGCCCGACCGGATCATGTCGTCTTTTTGATCGGCTAGACTTTGGATGTATGCCCGCTGTTGCTGGATGCGCTGCTTGGTCAAATTGAGGTCTAACATGCCCTGTTGCTGAGAATACGCAGCGTCGGATTGCGCCACTTCTTGCTCGTATTTGGTCGCGAGTAATTGGGCCTCCTCTATGCGCCCCGCGTCGATTAGCGCCTGAGATTCGGCTTGATATTCTGACTGCGCCTCGATACGATCTAGCTCGAATTGGAATTGAGCGTCTAGCTCGCTGTCGTAGTGTTCTTGGTACAAGCTCTCAAGATTCTGTAGGTGATCTGATACTACCCCCGCCATTTCGGCCAGACCCGTAGCAACAAAGTCGGTATTCATGCGAGATGTGTTGCGTATAATGTCTGAGATTCCGCCCAGGCTGTTTTCTACGTCAAGTCGCAAGGCGCGATACCCCTTAGACGAAGTATCGACCATGGCCTGAACCATAGCACCGCTTGATTCCATCTCGACGCGCATAGTCTCGGCTGTCGTAGAGATGCTTGCGGCGAGCGCGTCTTGACCGCTTGCGGCGGCGAATGCGCTTTCGTCGAGTTCCCGCAGGGCAGTGTTTAGCTCGGTTGCGCTTATCTTGCCATTCTCGAATTGGCGCGACAGCGTTGTGACCTCTGCCTTGAGTTTTTCGAGCTGCCACCACGTTAGCTCTCCCGCCTCGCGCTGTCTCTGTAGCTCTTCGGAAAACGCGGCTAACACAGGGCGGCCTTGTCGCAACTCGCCCATCAGTGTGGTCAGCCCATTTATTGTATTGGTGACCCAGCCTAGTGTTCCGTCTGTATCTAGTCCTTCCACCAGTGTCTGGGAAAAAGAAGTCTTGAGATTATCGAGACTAGACTTGAGCCGGTCAAGCGTGCCTAACGTGTCCTCGCCCTGCGCGCCAACTCTCTCTAGTGCGCCTGCGGCCTCTTCCATAACGGCCTGCGAGAATGCCTGCTCGCGCGTCAGGCCCTTTGTCGCCTCCATCAATTCGATGATACGCACTCGGACCTTGCCGCTTGAGATACCAAATGTGTCTAATCTAGGGATAGACTGGTTGGCCATCATCATGGCCCAATCGTTCATAGCCGTGGTCACATCGCGCCCCATAGCCATTGCCAATTGAGACGCGACTTCGGTCATTTCGACAGCTTCTGTTTTCGTTTCAGCAATGCCCATGACAAGTAGCTGAGACGTTGCCGCCATCAGCTCCATGTCAGACACGGTGCCGCGCGTTGCGGCTCTCAAGTCTTTGAGAGCGTCTGTTGCGTCACCGCCGATCAACGTGTCAAAGGTGGCGGCTGTGCGTTGAGCTTGCGCGCCAACCATGACCAGCTCTTTAGCAATCCCGGCGGCCTTCCATAAGATAGCAGAGGCCGCCGCCGCCTTGAGGACCATGCCCAAGCCGCTCATAGGCGACTGCGCACGTTCGGCGCTTTCCGCCGTTTCGTCTAGGCTATCGTTGATGGTCTCAATTTGTGCGCTCGCCTGATCCTTGAACCGCATGATCAGGTCGAGTGCTTTTTCTCTACCCGTCGCCATTAGCCCTCGCTAGGTTCTGCTTTTCGTGCCGGATAAGCATCTCGTCGTACATCTCAACTGGCGCGTTCTGGTAAAAGTCCGCCGCCTCAGACCATGACCAACCGAATCGCTCCATTAGCCCAATCGCTGGGCCATAGTCGCTCTGAGGTGGCGATTGCCGTTTGCGCTTGTAAAACATTTCATAGCCCGTTCTTAGCTTTCGGCCTCTCCTTTTGTAGTATTCTTTGTCAAGCGCGTAGGGTTTAGGTCGGCGATCTTTTCAAGGACACGGTCTACCAGCGACGAATCCTCTGGCAATTCGTCGATCAGCTTCTTGTCAAAGGGCACGGATGTTACCCCGTCCTCAGCGAGCAGGTGCCAGTCCACAATCGCGCGTTGCAACAACAGCGTTGCATGGCCCAGCGTCTTGATGCGAGCAGCGCCCTTGCTCTCGCCGTCGTCTTTTTCTGAAATGTCTAGCGCGATATACTGGTCACGAATCCAGTCGGTGTCGCCACGAGAGAACTTGCTCTTGATGGCTATCCATTCGCCAGTCTCTTCGTCTGCGATACGGATTGGCTCTGTCTTGAATCCTTTCATATCTCCCCCTGTCGGTTATACGAGCGCCGTAAGTGCGGGCACGTTGATAAACTGTAGCTGTGTCGAGTCGCTATCTACGATGCGGAAAGGCAGCGTGATTGTATCGTTACCTTCGTCCTCGCCCATAGTCGGCACGTCGGTATACTGGACGGCCATATTGATCTGAAGCGTCTTGTACGTGTAGGTCGTACCGGCAGTTGTAAACGCCGAGCCTTCCCACTGCATACGAATGAGGCGGCCCGTCTTGGCGCGTGCGGCGGTGATCTCTGCCTCTCCGGTTGCGTCGTGCTCTAGGATTAGCTCGCCCGTGACCTCCGGCTTGACCTGCTTGGTCGATGAAAAGTACAAGTTGCCATCGCCGGCAGGGATGCCTTGGAATCCAGTCACGACGTTGAGCGTCCAGCCCAGCCATGTCGCCGTCTTTTGTGTGGTACCAATGGTGCCGCCTGCGGCGTCGATGTAGAGCTTGCCCTTGTTCTGCAAAATCTCTTCGACCGTCTCCGGTGTGAGTCCCGTGGTAAACGCAGCGTCGGTGGCTTGGCGCCCGCGCCATGTGCCCGAGACCATCACAGCCTCATCAGCCGCCCCGTTCATTGTGAACGATTCGACGAAAGAGTATTCCATTTCATCTTCGCGCTGGTTGTCGCCGCCCTCGATTGTCCAATAGTAGGGCGTTTGCGCCGCCGAGTTGGCTAGATCGTGCTGGTAGATATAGCCGCTGCCTGACCCGTCTTGTGAACCTGCTACACCCTCGATGCCAGCGGCCAGCCAATAGCCAAGCTGCTCGAATGTCGCCGGCGAACTGTCAAACACGACTGACGCATCTAGCTTGGGGATGTAAGCGCGCGGATAGTCGACCATCTGGCCGATGTCCTCTTCCACTGGCGTGATAACCCGATCATCATTGAGTAGTCCTTGCCCACGATAAATCACCGTGGCCGCTACAGCGGTTCCGGCTGTGGTTTCTTTGCCCATCTGAATCTTGCGAAGTGTGCGAATACCTGGCATTTCTATCTCCTTGTCTACGTCTTATCTTTTCGTTTCCATGCGATCAGCGCCGACTTGAATGTGTTTATCGCACCTCCTGCCACGCATTCATAGCCAAGCTGCTTGTATAGCTCTGGTACGTGGTTGCCATAGTGTCGCTCAACCCCTGCGGCCTCATAGGGCGTCGCGCCCCACGGCGCGCCTAGCACGATAATGCCGCCTGGGTTTAGGTGATCCTCTAGGTTGGCCAACGTCGGCGCTAGTTCGTCCGGGTTGATATGCTCTGGCCCGTGCCACCAAAAGATCGTATCATATGTATCGCCGTCAAAGTCGCGCACGTCGCCCTGTATCACAGAATCAAAGATGCCCATTTCCAAATAGTGCGCGCAGTTTTCCGGCTCTATCTCTAGCAAGTCCCGTATAGCAGGTGCGCCCATTTCTGTCGCATAGTGTGCGCGCTGCTTGTTGGCACCGATATAGAGCGTATCTCTTCCGTCCTCGAATATCTCGGGCACATACTCTTGTAACATTTCCAAGCGCGTCTCGTAAATCGCATAGTCCCAGCGGAACTTGTCCGATTGCTGATACTGTTTCCATGTATCAAGCGTTGACCACTCAATGCGCAAGTGTGGCGATGTGATCCGCGTATCAACGTAAATCGGGATATTATGCTTCTCGCAGAGCTTGGACCAGTAAATGTCAGGCCCCGGATACGTTCTCTTGCTCATCGCCTGCCAGGTGTCAGGAGCGCCCTCTGCGGTTCCGTACTCATATCGAAACCACGGATACTCGGACCGCAACCGCTCAAAAACTGTAGCAGCAATGCACAGACTAGCCGCGCCCACTCGGTCTACCTGCATAATGCCCTCGTCCCACTCTGCCAATTGCTGATAGTGTCCGTCTGCGTCCTGAATGTATGCGCATGGCTCGAACGGCTCGCAACGCCGGACGTTCATTCCCGACAGTACCTCTATCTCGGGGCGCTCCCTTAGATCCTGCGCCATTCTATGCACAATGTCCGGCGGGTGTGTATGGTCAATGTCCAACGATAGCAGATGCGTGAATGTTTCGTCCGGCTTGCCCTGGCGCTCTAGCATCTCGTTGATAACCATCATGCGCGCCGCCGCGAAGTTGTGACTCATGTCGCAGCGCGTATATTCCAGCGGTATGAGATTCATGCCACTCTGCGCAAGGTGCATAAAGCTATAGAAAATCTCGTGTGTCGGCGTCGCCGTCCTCTCCATCGGAATTGCTACCAGAATCCTCGGCCAGTTCTTCCCCTGTTTCGACATGCTCCCCCTCTGCATACCCATTCGCTACCAACTTTGCCCCGTATGCGTCAAGCACACAGAGCACCGCCCCCACTGCAATCGGCCCGAACATCGTATTTAGCTTTCTAACCAATGTGATTCTCATGGTTTACCCCGCTACAGTCACGGCCTCTTTCGAGGTCACGTCTAGGTTGAATATGAGCACCGCATGGTCGAACAGTATGCCTAGCTCGCCGCCTATGAGCATCGAGTGATCGGCGGTGCCGCTGAGTGTGATAGCCGCCGCGTATGCGTCTCTAAATCGCTCCACAAACGGCTCTAGCTTGGCGATGCGATAGGCTTGGTCGATGTTCTGGCTCACCGGATCGCCCACGATGATCAGTTGCCAGTGGTAGTCCATGCGCGAGCTATCCGCCGCGTTGTATCTCATGTCGAACGGCCCCAGTTGCATGTAGACCAGAGGCATATCGGCGGTGTTGATCTTGCTAGGCGGATCATCGTAGGCGCGCACTATTCCAGTAATGCCCGCGTTGATCGCCGTGATTGCCGCCTTGATTGCGGTCATGCTCATATGTACCACCGCCGATAGTTCTTCATAGCCATCATCACATCTTTGGGTATGCCCTGGGGCGTGATGATAACGCCAGACTCAGGGATAGTTGTTGTGTCAAAGACGCTCGCGTCTTTTTGTGCGTATAGGTAGCTGGCCCAGCGCGTGACGCCCTGCACAACGCCGTCCGGCGGCTGGTATATGTAGATCGCGGTTGACGCATCGTGAGCGGCAGCGGTTGACCCGTTTACCCCTCGACGAACCGTCAATACGTTTGTTGTCGTGTTTTTGACTGTGATAAAAAGATATTCGCTTTCGATCTTGATCAGTGTATGCGCCTTGAATCGCGGCGTATCGCCCCAAATGCCTGTGCCGTCTGCGTCAGTTACGGTGAGCGACGTTGCTGATGACGAAAGAGGGGCGTCTACCACCGTGTCGGCGCTATCCTGCCATGCGTCCGCCCAGTTGTTATGCCAGCCCCAAACGCCCGTCACTGATAGAGCGCCTTGGTAGGTGTCGTTGTACTGGAATACCGAGCCGCTATCGGCCAGTATCTCTACGCCGTTGTAAGGCGGCCCGCTGAATTGTTGCAGGCGAATGTCGGTGCCCTCGACCAGCTCGGTCGATGCGCGATCGCCATTCAGAAACGTCGTCAGCTCGAGCAGGTCGTGGCGTAAGTTTAGCTCCCACGGATCTTGATAATCAATAGTCTTTGTTTCGATGACTGGGTAACATGTGCGCAACGTGCCCGCGTCCCATCTTGCACTAGCCTGGCGACATAGCCGCCCAAGGAGCGTGTCGTCGGCGGCGGCATCGACGCCCGAATACTGTTTTATGTCTTCATAGCTCACGTATACGCCATATGTCTCAGCCATTCTTGCTCTTCCGCCGTCTCTGTACTAGCTGCCTGGTCACAAGGCCATCATCGACTAGGGTTTGTGCGTACTCGGCACTGGCAACCTCGATAATCTGGCCACGGTTGCACACGCCTAGTGTCTTGTGCCCTGGTCCGTTATAGCGCAATCGCACCAATACACGCACCGTTGTAGGCGAGCTGGGCGGTACTGGCTTGGGCGGGTTTGATGGCTCTATGCGGTATGGCATAATCACTCCTGTTCGAGTGTGGGGGGGGCAATCCCCCCCCACGTCGGTTTATGCGGTGTGCGTGATAACATCGCTGATGGACAGTGACCCATCTGGAAGTACAATGACCAGGTAGGCCGTCTTTGACCCAGACTCAGTAAACACCATGTCCACATCACCGTCCGCTTCGCTGGTGATATAAAACACCTTGTCGGCTGTAATCTCGATCAGCAAGCCGTCCGTCAAGATGGCCACGCCGCCATCGTGAGCAGAACTCATGAGCGTGGAGCCGTCCGCGTTGTCAGACATATATGCGATGACCGTTGCCACCGTCGCTATAGCTGTGCTGGCCGCGTCGTTGAACTGGACGGTAACCGTCACCGTGTCGCCCGCGGCGCCTTCAGCCGCCACAGACTGAACCGCAGCGCCCAGCTTGCCCGTGTTGATGAATACCCCTTTGACCTCTAGGTCGCCAGCAACGCCCACGTCATTGTCGCCATCAGCGGTCACATACGACCCGCTACCAAAGTCGCTCAATCCGCCGTTCACGTTGAACCCGCCAGTAAAGACTGGGGCAGCGGCCATAGTAACGGTCGCGCCCGACTGCACGTCTAGCGTGCCGCCCGATTGCACTTCCACCTCGCCACCACTAGCGATGACCTGTTTGTCGCCGCCGTTTGTGAGATATACCGCCGCGTCAGAGACGGGCAGTGGCACCTCTTCGTTTGCTACAGGGCCAGCACAAGCCGCAATCATCGCCAGGATTAGCGCGACTGTGACAAGCAGGCCAATTCGTTTCTTCATGTTGTCTCCTTATAAGGGGGCGAAAGCCCCCTTATTCGTTCTAGCCTGCGTAAACCAGGTTCGATGCTGTTGGCAGCACCGTCGTTGTCTGTGTCACTGGCTGCGAGTTTGCTTGCAGGAACCAGATAATCTCGCCATAGCTGCCGTTAGTCACGTCAGCAACCACGCATGACAAGAAGTGATGGTCAAGAGCGAGCTTGCGCACCTCGACGGTGAACAGCACACACTCGTCATCATCATCTGCCGCTACTTCTTTGGTGCAATAAGTGGCGTCAATCACGTCAAGCGTTCCGCTGATAGAGTCTGCGGCCTTGACGGTCAAAGACGGAGTATCACCCCCGTTAATAGCGCCCATATGCACAAAGCAATAAGCGTATTCATAGGCCGATACATCTACGAAGCTGCCACTTGCCGGATAATCCGCGGCGGACAGGGCGTCCTCTGGAGAGGTCTGCCCTAGTACGACCTTATGTTTCCGACCGAAAAGCTGTGTCATTTCAATTATCTCCTATGCCGAAGTCTTCTGTACGGCGAGCTTCCAGGGCTCCATCACTCGGCCACCGACGCGGCGGCGGATCTGGAACTCGACCTTATTGATGCCGGTATTCGAGTCGTTGTATCGCTGAATGGCCAGGCCGGTACGTTCTACAATCCAGTACCCCGACAGGTTGCCATAGATCAGCGGATACGTGCCCGCGCTCACGTCGGGCATACTCTCTGACTCTCGCCAGATGCTCTTCATAAACGGCTCGCCAACCTCGACGTACTCAAAGTAGGGTCGGCTGATGCCGTCAAGCAGCACCTCAATGTCGCCGCCGGTGTCAGAGTTGCCGATCCAGCTACCATTTTGCCCGCGATACTGAGACGCTACGCCGCGCCGCAGGCTCTTGAGCCCCGACATGGTCAAGTTGTCCGCATGGCCCGTATTAACCTCGGACAAGCTGTCGGCGTTGGTCGATCCAGGCAGGATACCGCGCGGCTTGTTGGCGCCGTCGCCGGTAATGAAAGCCACGTCTTCGTCCATAGCCATCGTGGTTGCCACAAGATCGACAAACACTTGCGCCAGGTTCTGGGCGTCCTCTAGCAAGGACACAGACCAGGGCACCTTGTAGGTATACAGATCGACGGGCACTGTCTCAAGCCCGACCTCAAAGTTGTCCTCAGTTGAGTCTTCTGTCTCGCCACCCCAGAGGCCGCGCATCGCCGAGCGATACTGGTCGCCGCCGCCGGTGATCTTCAAGAAGTCCATAGACTTAGAGACGGTCTGAATGACCAAAGCGCCGCCACCACGCACAGCGGTCAAGCCTGGAAGACGCATGATGATCTGAGAGCCGTACTGTGAAGGCACAGCATAGCCACCCAGAACGTCGTTGCCCTCGACCATCGTAGACTTGATCTCTTTGACAGAGAATCCGTTGCGCAGCATGTCGCTAACTGTGGATGGCCCCCACGTTTGATGGCCATAGCCTGGCGTTGTCTTGCCATAACGCATATAGCGCGTAAAGGCGCGCTGCTCTTCATACGCCTGCTGACGATAGTCCTTGCCGTACAGCTCTTTGAGCACCGTCGCAGTCGTGCCGTCCAGGTCGCCACTAAAACGCAGGGCATTGACGGCCTCTCGCAAGGCGTCGGCGCCTGTGTCTTTCGTCTCAAACTGGTCGCCCGTCTGTTCGGGAATAGGCACGTCGAACTTTTTCACTGGAGGCGCAGGTTGCATACCGGCGACTCTCTCAAGGCCAGCGAGCGCCTTTGTGTATGTCTCAGCTTCGGCGGCGAACTGGTCGCCCTCTTCGATGTTGCCCTCTTCGTAGGCTTTCTCAGCGTTGGCCAATGCCAGCGCCAGTTTCTCTTTCAGATTCATTGTGTCTCCTACAGTAGTTCTGCGCGGATGCGCAATAGTCGTAGCTTGCCCAATCGTTGCTCAATCACCTTTTGCTGCGCGTCCTCCGCGCCTTGTTGCTCTGGCAACTGCAACCCGAGGGCTCTATACGCCGTTCGTATTTCTGTCGCTGGGCGGTCGATCATGCGCCACTCAGCGGGCGTCACTGTATAAGTGCTCTCGTATACCGGCCATTCCAGAATCTCGCCGTCAGAGGCGAATCGCGCGCCGCCTGGAATAGCACCACTTGAGGCGCGTAGCGTGCCAGTACGTACCAGGTCGGCAATCCACGCCTCGTATTGCTCAGCTTTTGATAGCTGTTCTTGCAACCAATCATCATCGCCGTCGCCTTGCACAAGGGCGCCTTTGATGTCTAGGCTAGTCTCGATCCACCAGCCCACACTGTCGCGCTCCATAACGTCCGTCTTGCCGATCACCGCCGCGCCTAGCCCAGCGTCATAGCCGTGATGGTATAGTGCTGGCATAGCGCCGATGGCCTTGTAGACTGAATCAACGGCCTTTGTCTCTAGCGTGAACCACGTCCCTTCCAGGTCTTTATGCCGATTGTCTCCAAACAGCATCAGATAGACGCCCAGCCGCTTGCCGCCCAGCGCCTTGACGCATAGCTCTGGCGCGATAGGTTCCGGCGCGCCCTGATCTTCTTGCTGTGTTTCGTTTGTGTCCATGTTCACCTCTATGGCGTATTCCATATGCGTCCTATCACGGTGTCAATCATCTTGATAACGCGCTCGCTCACTTTGTCTAGCGTCTGCCGATCTGTGCGCCAGCCCCGCGCCTTGTGGAATCGCGCTTGAGTATCGGCGCCCTGCACGTACCGCGCATAGCTGGCCCTAGTGCCCACAGCCGCCCATGTCTTGCCGCTCGATGTAGTCCATGATCTGCCTAGTGTCTGCGATGTTTTGCGCCCGCCGACAGAGCCGTCTTTGCGCACCCACTTCGGGCCATAGCCTCGCTGGTACCAACTGTTCGGCCCGTCGCTACTCCATGATTTGGGCAGGTTGGCGGCGGTGCTCTCTGGATAACGTGCTATGTCGTGGTGCATCATAACCGCGCCCGCACGGAATACGCCCTTTAGATATGCGCCGCCCGCAATTGTGCCTAGCGCGCGCTGTGCTGATTTGATGCCCTTGATCTCAATGACTATGCCTGCCATTGGTGAGTCTCCCAGCAACGACAATTCTTGACAACCACCCCTGATGCGATGTATAATGAATACAAATCACACTGGAGGTCATAAACATGTCCCGCAAAATCGAAATACCTAATCTTGACGATCTGCTCAGGCGTTACGTGGCTGGCAAACCGGAACAGAAACTGGCTCGCGAGGCGGGTGTCAATCGCTGGACTTTCCGCCGACGACTCATAGCGGCCAATATCAAGCCCCGCAACGTGTCCGACAGTATGTACATTCGTTGGGCCAACGCGAGCGCCGACGATAGGACTAGGATGCTCGATAACGCCCACGCCGCCACCAGAGGCCGCACTGTCTCGACCAGCGAAAAACATAGACGTGCGCTCGGAAAAGAACGATCCTGTAGCCATACTTCCCCGACCGAAAACGTGTTGGCTATCGACATGCGCGCTATGGGGTTCAGTGTCATTCAGCAAAAGGCTGTTGGAATATACAATGTCGATGTCGCCCTTGACATTAGCTCCGTCGCTGTGGAGGTCTTTGGCGGCGGCTGGCATTCTTGCGGCCACCATGCCAAACGATTCTTTGAGCGTACTGTATACCTGCTCGATCATGGCTGGCATGTGGTCATTATCTGGGTCGATAGCCGCCGCTATCCCCTCGGGCGCGGCGCTGTACAATACCTTGTCTCGTTCTGTCAGGAATTGAGCCGCAATCCATCCTCGCTCCGTCAATATCGGATGATTCTCGGTAACGGTAAGGATGCGCCCGTTTGCAAGTCTCACTTCAATCGCCCGGCCGACATAGAACGACTTTGCTGCCGCAACAACGCCGCCGGGGGTTATAACTTTGTTTCCAGGTAGAATGCAATTTACGTGAGCTGGTATCTCATCAACCGTCCAGCCTGCGCTCTTCGGCTTGTCATCGTTTGGCCCACAAACCGGGCACACAAGCTCGTCTCTGTTCGTATGCCAGACTGGCTCTAGCGTTAGACCCTGCGCTCGCAATTGCCTAGCGGTCAAATCCTGGCCTCTGGCAAAGGCTCGCGTCGTCTCTGTGACTGCGATGCTTTGCGCTCTCGACTGGCCGAACATCGGCGTCAGGCTCTTTTCCAAATCGCCAATGGTTGCTCCGGGAGTCTCGATGTACTCGGCAACTTTGCGCCCGACATAGCCGCGAGTTGTGCCGTCAACGCCCCTGACAAGAGCGGCTGAGTATGCACGCGCCCATTGCGCGGCGTCGTCTGCAATCAGGCCCCAGTCAACGCCCATCGGCACAGACGTTAGCATCTCTTCGGCGGCTTCTAGCGCCATGCGCTCTAGTATCGGCTCGATAACACGAATCAACTCTTTATCCTCTGCGGACCAGAACGCCGCGTCTAGCTTCGACATGTCAGGCGGATCTCCTAGCTTATCCATGATACGCTCTAGCTGTTGCCTCAAGCTGAGGCGCGTTGCTCGGAATAGCCTCAGCTCGCCCGTGTCTTTGGCGTCTCCGTTCGGGTCACTCAATCCGCTCGCTGTTTCCCTAACTGCTCTGACAAAAGGGTGGCACAAAGGCCGCCTTCACCTCCTCCTCTGTGGAGGCGCGCAACAGCATTGAGCGAATGCCCTCTTGTATGCCTAGCGGTATAATCTCGGTGTCAAAGTCTCGCTGTTCGTCGTTGCGGAATGCTCGCAGCGCCACCTTGCGCCAGCGTTGCAGTTCCGTCTCTACGCCCAGGGCGATGGCCTTGCCCGCCATGTCGTCCGTTGCTTGCTCTGGCGATTGCTGCCCTGGCAGGCTGCCCGGATCGCTCTGCGCGTCCACTTGCCCTATTAGTCTCACCGGCACTTTGCTAGGCTCTGCGCCAAGGTCAAGCAAGAGCGTCTGTTCTGGCGTTGGCTCCCACGGGTCAAGCCCCAACACGGCGCGGTTTTCGTCGATGGTTCGATCTTGGCTATAGCTGTTGTACTCTGCGACTGCCAATGCCCTGTCTTGCGGGATGACATTCTCAGCATGTACGCGCCAATCGTCGCCATAGTACGGCCCCACACTGAGCGTCCATTGCTCTGCGATATAGTCAACTAGCGGCTGAATCACGTTGCGCGTGAATCCAATCTCGCGCGCGTTCTGAGCCTCACCAGATGATACCGGCTCGAACATCCCCGATGTGCCATAGATACGATCAATGCTATCTCGATTGAACTCACGGCTTTTGAGCATTTCCATTTGCTCTAGCGTCTGCGTGATAGTCTGCACAGACATATCGCCACCGCGAATGATGGCAGACCGCTTGTTCTCGCCGAACTCTCGGCGGATAGAGTTCTTGGCTTGCTCAAAGTCGGCGGGCGATATTTCGGGCGGCAGGCTGATGATTGCCGTGGGTATGGCGTTCTCTTTGCCGAACCAATCGGCCATCCACTTTTGCTGTGCATAGTCCTGCTGCAATGTTAGCCTAGCCGCTACCAGTGGTGACAAGCCTTGCCAAAAGTCGAACGGGTTAGGCGTGCGAAAGTGTACCATGTTCTCGCCTGGCCACCGGCACTTTTGCCCGTTGATCGTTAGCTCATAATCGTTTATCGGCTGGCCTGTTAATGTGCTTTCGCGCGGCACCGGGATGGGCTTGACGGCCGTGGCTGGCAACACGATCAGCTCTTGCGGCTCACCGTACCCTGGCCCCTCCGTTGTGATAGCGACATAGGCGTTGCCTAGCAGTCTGTGCCAGTATAGAATCTGGCGACGCATCAGCGATTGGCTGGCCTGCGAGTTGGGCGACTCTAGCAGTGCCTGGAATGGGTGGATAGGATCGGGCACTTTCCACTTGCCGTCGTCTACGGTTTGCACCGTAAACGGCACGCCAGCCGCCCTGTTCGATACCAGGTCGATTGAGCTATATACCCAGACGCTTGTCATAGCCAGGCGTAGCTCTTGGTTAACGTCTAGCATCTCGGCCAATTGCCACGACGGGTCACGGCTGGCGTCGGTCATAATTCCCGACAAGCTATCCCGTACCTCACAGATCGCGTAGGCGCGCGCCTCTGCAACGTACCGCAGCACAACCCCTAGAATGTTAGACTTTGGCATACACGCCCTCTATATAAATCCGATCATAACGGCTGGCCTGCCTGATTCGCGATTGGCCCAGAGTGCGAGCGCCCACGCCCAAAACTTGTCGGCGTGATGTTCATCGTTGCGCTCTGTGTCAAATACGTTATTCTTTGACGGCGTTACAATCTTCTTGATGCTGTGGATCTGGTATGCTAGATCGCGGTCAACCGGCAGAGGCGTGAGCCCTCTTTCAGCCTGGATGCGCGCCTCTCTAGCCCAGTCCTCTTTGCTCTTGTTGGTGAATGTAACGCCCTTGGCTATGCCCGTTCTCGCCAGATTCTCGGCGAGCTGCATACCTATACCGTTCTGGTCGATCAGCATCCGCGTTATGGGCAAGGCGTTTATCAGTTGACGGATTGCCGACTCTTGCGCGTCGAACGGCGTATTGTCCAGCGTGGCCATAAGGCGTATAGGCATCTGCTCAGTCGTCGATTGCCCTAGTAGCATAATCTCTGTCTTATCATGTGTGCGGCCAATATCCACGCCGCCTACTAGGTGCTGCTCGATTGATCCGCTCTTGATGGCCGCCGCTATCTGGTTTGCGACGCCTGCTATCTCGCCGGTGTTCTTTGCCCGCCAATACTGAGGCGGCGATAGCTGGTTCTTCTGAATGACTGCCCAGCTTATCCACGAAGTTGATTCGTCTAGCCATGCGCACTCGTACTCTTGCTGAAAGTCCTCGATAAACATGTTCTCGAATATTTCAACAAGCGCCGTTGTGCCAAACGTCCTAACGCGCTCTTCTGTGCTCATCTCTGGCGCGACGCGCCTAGCTTGGTCTACGTTCGAGCATAGCCCGTACACCGCCCACCAGGGCGTAATGATCCGGTGCGCCGCATAGCCGGGGTATGGCCTCAGTGATTCGGTCGCTATCTCCCAGAATAAACCGCTTGCGCCCAGCGGTGATGATCCTATCCTGAGATAGCCGTCGCCCTTGGTTGTGCTGGGCAGCGCCGCCCTGTATATCTCTTTGTCTAGGTTGCGCTGGTAGTGGGCCATCTCGTCTAGGTAGACTCTGGCCCTCGCCTTGCCTCTAGCCGGTCTGCATGGGTGTGATATGAGCCTTGACCCGTTGGCAAACTCTAGCTCTGTCTGGCTATCCCGAACCAGCGACGGTCGCATGTCTGGCCGTATGGCCTCAATAATGTTGCGTGCATAACGGATCTTCTCGCGGGCTTCGTCCAGGTTGATCGAGACGAACAGGTGCGGCGTGTTGGGTGTCAATATGCCGTCTATGACCGCGTCGAGGGCCGCCGTGAATGACCATGCTATCTGGCGTGATTTTACGTCTATGCCGAATCGCGACATGTTATCGAGAAAGTGTAGCTGAAACCGCTCGTAACGCGCGTCATCAACTTGAGACGCCAGCGCAATGTCTACGTGCCTTAGTGCGAAAAGTGTCTTTGTGGTTCTTGGACGCACATCATTCTTCCATATCTTCGGCGGCGGCTAGCTGCTTTTCGGCAGCGGCTTTCCACTGCTCAACAGCAATAGACCCGCCGTCCTTGCCGGTAAGCTCATGCTTATTGGGCCTGCCGCCTGTCTCTTTGGCAATGTCGTCTAGCGTGTCGCGATACTGCTGAATAATGGCGCCATTGAACTTCTCAATGTCCACGCGCTCCGCATATTCGCCGCCGCCAATCTGCTTCACGTCTGGAATCCAAATGTTGTGCAACGTGCCGGATTCTCCGACCTCGTGCATCTGTTCCCAAAGCAATTCGCCCAGGCTCTTGAGTTTGTCAACTCGCTCATGCGTCAACGCTAAACCAGTCCCCATGATCATGTCCGCGCGTTCGTTCTTCTCTGTCTCCAGCTTGGCGTCATGATCCTCTGCGCGAGTAGTCCACCCGTATCGTTGAGACCATCGATGCAAGGTGGGCATAGACCCCGTAGGATTGACATTCTCGGCACTTTTTTGGTACTGCCGATGTAGCTTGGCAACCGATCTGCTTGGCCCCATGCGCAAATAGTCGTTACAGGCTTGTATCGCCCGTGACGACTCGCTTTTTTGCCGATTGCCTGCCAATAGTTCTACGGTCATCCTTTGCGCTTTCCGGCTCCATTGTGATTCTCAGTACCACGCCTCGCCACGCCAGCATCTTGCACGCCTCTACCATCTCGCTCTCTGGTATCTCTAGCTGAACACGCATCCCCTGTTCATCGCCGTATATCTTGATCGCCGACTGAATGGCAGGAAACGTAGCTAGAAACGTGGCGCTATCCATTGCGCTCCAGCTCCGCTATTCGCTCCCTAACTCGCTTGGCGCTTATGCCAAAGTTGTCCCACGGCAAGCCATAGCGACATACCAGGGACGGCAATTGATGCTTGGATGTTATGATTCGCCTAGTGCCGTCATAGCTCACGACCTCTATCGTGAGCGCGTCTGGCGTCAAGTCGTCGATGCTGCGAATGTCGGTCATGTAAGGTCCCCGGAAACCTCATGCAGCCCTGTTATCTTGTATACGGGCAAGCCTATCAAGTCGCTCTCCTCTCTGTCGAGTGTTACCACGCCCTTATACATTGCCCCCCTCTGCCAGCCACTCCATAACGCGGTCGCTTGTCTCTTGCCTCTCATCTAGGCGCTTGTCAAATTGCTCCTTAGTCAGAGGCGGCGGCTTGATATTGAGCGGCGAGTGCTCGTCATAGTAGTCGTCGCACTCTTCTTCCGTCCAGTCGTCGGCCCCTTCCGGCCAACCGCCAATGGGATCGAGCACAGAGAATACAGCCTTGATCTGCTCTGCTATCTTGCTTGCGGCCTCTACCCCCTCTGGCGAGTAGCACTGCTCAATCCGTCGCATCTCTGTCCCTGTCCCTAGTTGGCGAGCACTCTCAGGATGCGGCACAAACGGGCTATCGGGGTCAATATGCCACGTCTCTTCAGCCACAACCCTTGGAACTGCCGTCGCCACAACAGCGCCAGCGCCTATTCCTAGAATCCCCCGCAAGAATCCACGACGATCTATCATTGCCCCCCTACTTTCGCATCATGCGACGTTCCCAACCACCCCTTCGCGTTACCATCGGGCGCATCATCCACCGCCTACCGTCCTTGGCAAAGTCGTATATGTTCGACACCTCGCGCAACAGCGGCGCCTCTTTCCCCCTGCTCACTGACTGTCTGGCTATACGCCTCAGCCGACGATTCGCCAGGCGCTTGTCTTGTTTCTCGGAGTCACGACGTAGGATACCGAATATCGGCGCGTGCTTGTATGATCGTGACAAGTCTTTTCAATTCCCCTCGATTTGTTGAAAAGGATAGCCATTTGCTTTCAACTCAGAGCTAGCGAGAGGAGTCGAACCCCTGACATGCTGAGTACAAAACAGCCGCTCTACCAACTGAGCTACGCCAGCACGATTCTGGGCTTTTTTAGGGGCGTCGGTTCCCCTTGGTACCAAGCCTCTTTTAGCTACTAAACTTCATTGGGTTAGCTTGCCCCGAAGTACGTTCGCTGTCTGCGCTCTCTTTTGGTTAGACGGCGCGCCCCAAAAAAGCCCAGAATCCTCCTATACGACAAACGCGGCTCTTACCACCCACCCACCTTGACTGCTTGTCGTTGACAAAGCCAGCCGCGTTAGTCACGTTCCTCAAGAGGCACTATCAGTCCGCCCCATTCTCGTTGATAGCGGCGCTCGTTTTGCTCTTCCCGCTTTAGCATCTTTGCCCAATCAGGCCATAACCTAAAAGGTGCGTCTAGCCCGTGCGTTTTTGCGCAAGTATGGCAACACCAATCGGTTCCATGTAGCGAGCGTCCACATATCATGCAATAGCAACGCATAGTGTCTCCTATCCCTTTATACGCAAAAAAGGCCCGCTTTACAGTGTGCCGTCACAATATGCACGCGCTTTCCCTATAGCAGCCCGCAAGTGGTCTTGCACTGTCTGTTGACTCACGCCCATTATGCCTGCCGCCTCGACCTGGGTATAGCCCTCGATGATGCACAGGATAAGAGCCCGCCGCTGCTTTCGTGTCAGAGTGTCTAGCGCACGCTCCATGTCGATCCGGTTATCTATCGCGTCCATGTGCCTCCAATCGAAAAGGCGCCACCCTCGCCTATGCGAGAATAACGCCTATG